CAGCTTCCCACAGGTTCACGCACCCGGTGACGGTGCCCGTCAGCTCGGCAACGCCGCTGCGCCCGGCGATGTAGCTGTCCCTGGCCTCGACGATCTGCGCCGTGAAGCCGGTGCCCGCCGCACGGGTCTCCCGCTTCTCGCCGGACCGCCGGAATAGATCTCGCAGGCCCATCTAACGATACCTCCGCAGGACGTCCGCCGCGCCGGAGTGGTGCAGCGCCTTCGCCATCCACGCCGTCGGGCGGTCGGAACTGATCGACACATCACCCAGATCGCGACTGCCGGACGTCGCCACGCGCCCGATGTAGGATTGATCGGCCAGATACTCGGCCAGCCGGCGGTAGGCTTCCTCGACCGGCGAAGGCGGGGCGCCGGTCTCGCCAACCGTCGCGGTGACGCGGTAGGTCGCGGCGTCCAGGTCGTACCCGAACGGCGCCGGGGTGAGGGTGACGGTCTGCCACGCCGAGCCGTCCCACTTCTCCGCCGTGTCGATGGTCGCGGGCTGAAGGCGCGGGTGCCAGGTGCCCGGCCCTTCCACGATCCAGGTAACGGACCGCTCGCCCCAACGGTGCGTGATCCAGGACTCGATGCGCTGCCAGAGCGTGGCCGTGTCCAGGTTCGCGGCGTCGGTGCTGAGACCGGAAGGCGCAGTCGGGTAGCTCGCCGGCTCTTGCTCTTGTTCGGAGATCGCGACCAACATCAACGCCACCTCCACTGCGGCTGGCGGACCTTGTCACCACAAGGCGCGCCGAGCAGTTTGGGGTTGTCGGGCCGCCAGCGCCGTGCCTCGACCTGCGCTTCCTCGAAGGCTGGGCGGGTCACGATACTCAGCTCGTAGAGCAACGCCGCCTTGACGGTGCGGATGATCGCGCCCTGTTGCGGGTCGCCGTTTTCGTCTGGCTCGCCGTTCGCCGGCTCCCGCTCGATCTCCTCGGCATCCTCGACGGCCCGCTCGGGTGGCAGCCGGAAGCCCGGCGACAGACCCACGGCCAAGCCCGCCGTCAGCAGGGCGAGCGCATCGCGGCCGTGCACCGTTTCCAGCACGCTCGGGAGGATGCGTGCCTCGAACGTCAGGGCGTCGTCGCTGTCGGTCAGGGACAGGGTCTCGGTCAGTTTGGACGCCAGCGGCTTCCCGTAGTCGTGCCCGACCAGCAGGTGGATTTCCGCGTCCGGCTGCTCGACGCGGTACTGAAAGGCGCGGGACGCGAACCGCTCTTTGCGCGGCCGGCCCTTGCGCCCGCCGTCCGACAGCGTGGCGGTCACGCCGTAGGGGAACGACCCGCGCAGGGTGCGCGAGCCGTCCCCTTCCTGGCGGACCTCTAACTGGCCCTTCGCGGCGCCGTGCAGCATCGGGTTAGTCCTGAACGCCGGTCAGGACCTCAAGCTGCGCGGTGCGGGACACCGTGACGTCCATCGTGACCAAGCCGGTCAACCGGACGCCGCCGGACGCCGCGTCACTGTAAGGGTCACGGATCAGATCGACCGCGCCCCAGGTGGCGACGTAGATCGGCGCTTGCCCGCCTACGGAAGTGCTCAGCAGGACGTTAGAGGCGGTCGGGCTGCCCGTGGGGGCCGCGAGCGCGTTAGACGACATCACGACGGCGCCGACGTTGTCCTGCAGGCGGTCCCACTCGGTGATGCCCGAGCCGGTGTCGAAGATCGTGCCGTCGAGAGCGGCCCACACCTCGGGGCGGATCATGGTCCGCACCGCGTTCGGGCTGGACGCGGCGTTCGCGGTCATGAAGCGGACCACTGCGGCCCGGAACGCCGGCCACGACGCCGCCGCGTCGATGGCGGTCTCTGTGATGCCGTAGGTCGACGCGCCACTGATCACGCCGAGCGGCTGGCCGCTGGAGCCGGTGCCCTGGAACACGGCCTTGTCCATCTCGGCCTGGATCGCCCCGCGCATATCGCGACGCACGGCCTGCTCGATGCCCTGCGCCGACTTCTGAGCGCGCCGGGTCAGGCGCATCTGGACGCCAAGGGTCTGATCGGGCTTAAGCGGGCGGTCCGCCGTGGTGTACTGCGTCGGACCCGGCACGGCGCCGGTCTCGGACGCGGCCCAGCCGGCGCTTACCGAACTCGTGGTGACGGGGAACTCAAGCTCGCCCACGCCCACGTTGACCATGCTCGCGCCCATCGCGGACGCCACCGACTGGGGGAAAAGCCGGTCGATGATCGGGCGGGTGTCGCGCGGGTCCATGATGCCGCCGGCAGTGGTCTCGCCCGCGCGGGTCTCAAGCGCCTCATACGGCACCGGGCAGCCGCGATAGCCGCCCGCGTTGCGCAGCTCCTGGACGACCTCAGCCGTTGCGCCGTTGAGCGCGCGGCCTTCGTCCAGGTGCAGGACCGCCTGGCGCACCTCGAACTGATTGATCAGGTCGGACCACTCGGACCCGTGCCGGGTTTCCAGCTCGCCGGACGCCTGCCGGCGCTCGGTATCCTCCGCGACCAAGGCCGCGCGCAGCCGGCTTTCGTTCGTTCGGTATTCCTTGTCCAGATCGTCCATGCTCCGGACTTCGGTCTCGTCCGGCTCGGACTTGCCGGCCAGCTCGGAAAGCTGCTGTCGGATCTCGGACTGCCGGCGCTGAATCTTGGTCGATTCCAGCATGTATAAGTCTCCATCGATGGGAACGTTACGTCTCGCGACGTGCTAGCCCGAAGATTATGCCTGAATCACTTGCGTTCGGCAAGCAACCGGCGCCATTTCTCCCGTTCTGGATCAGGTTCGCCCATGCCTAACTCTGCTCGTGTTTTTAAACTGTGGTGGGTTTTGCACAGTGTTTGAAGGTTGCTTTCGTCGAATGCTAGATCAGGACGGTCGCGCACTGGCAGAATGTGATCGACCTCGACTTGCCCGCGCTTGCCGCACTGGACGCATTGCCAGTTATCCCGTCGTAGGGCTGCCAGGCGGACGGCCTGCCACCGCTTGTCCTTCTGGACCCGCCGCGACGGGCGCTCCCAGCGCCTTACGCCCATATCGGATCGCGCACCGCGCGCGCGGGACGGGCGTGCTGGCGTTGACCTTCCGCGACCGCCAACGTCGCCGCCGCCGCTGCGTCGATGCGACCGTTGGCGCGCCCTTTGGCGATCTTCCGGTTGCCGGCGTCGTCACCGACCGTCACCGCCTCGCTCATGGCCGAGCGCAGCAGCAGCGAGGGACGGACCTTGACTTCGTTGTCGAACACGCCCCGGCGGAACCGCTCGACGTCCTCTGCGCCGTCGCGGAAACCTTGCCCGCGCCAGACGACCGGAACCTGCCAGCTGGCCGCGTTCATCGCCTCTTCGACTTCCGACTGCCGGAACCGGTCTGCCACCAACGCCGTCACTGGGGCGCCGTCTAGCTGGTCGCGGACGGCCTGCAAGAACGCGCCTGCCGGGACGACGCGGTCTCCGAGCTGCTTTAGCTCGCCGCGCTCCTGCATCTCGACGTAGCGCCGGCCGACCGCGTCGTTCCGCCCTCGATCTTCCAGGGTTGGGTTGTTCGGGAACGCGCCGAAGGCCTCCATGCGCCCCGTGTTCGGCCAGTAGAGCACAGCCGCGCTCATGGACGCCGAGCCGCCCAGGTCCAGACCCACGACGGCGCCGCCTTCACGCGGGGGCAGGTCGGACACTTCCGCGTCGAGCCAGTCGTCTACGCTCAACAGGACGTCGCGGGTCTCGCCGGAGACGCGCTCGTTGCGGTTGTAGAGCCGGAAGGACGCCAGCGCCGAGCCGCCACGCGCGATTGCCCGCTGGGCTTGGGCCTGGAGCCACGCCGGGGAGCTGCCGATGCCCGCCTTGGCGCCCGGATTGGCCTGCATGAGACTGTCGTAGTCGTCCGCCGGCAGACCCGGCTCCGGTCGGTGTTCCTGGACGTACGTGCCCGGCGGCGGGTTGTCGATCCACTGGGAGAACGGGTGTGCGTCGTCGCTGGCGGACGTCGAGATAATCAGCGCCCGCCCGCCGCGCTTGCCCAGCCCGGACATGAGCGCGGACTCAAGGTCGTCCCCCTTCTCCGCTGGCCAGTGCCCGCGCTCATCCATGATCGCCAGCGTGGGCGCGGTGCCGAGCGCGTTCTTCGGGTCCGCCGCGATGCCGCGCAGCACGTGCCCGCCGCCGTCGCCGTGGTACTCAATCTCCAGCTGTGGGCTGCGGCGGAAGGTAAGCTGGTCTTGCGTTTCCTCGGGCAGCGACCGCGCCAGCCCGCACGCAAAGTTGTAGATGATCTTCGCCTGATCGCGGGTCCGCGCGGCGACCAGTATCTCCCGGCGCGGCTGGCCGTCCCACACACCCAGCAGAGCGCCGAGCGCCATTCCACCGGAGAGCGCGGACTTGGCGTTGCCCCGGCCCACGGACAGGACCGCGACCGCCGTGCTGCGCTTGAGCGCGCCCCGGACGAATTGGCGCTGGAACGGCGCGAGCTTCAGCCGCTGGCCGGCCTTGGGACCTTCCGGGACCTGGAGCCCCTGAAGGAAGTCAATCGCCTTCTTGGCGTCGGTCATGTGGCCTCTCTGCACAGCAAAAAAATCTTTGTCCCCCCGCGCCCCCCGGACCAGCGCGAAATTTCAGCAATTGGGACCGTTCTCGACTTGTTCCGAGCGCACCGCGATCTCGCGCGCGCGGTCTGGACTGGTGAAGAGGTGCGGGGCGACAGTGATCATCCGCAACAGCTCGGCTGGCGTGATGAACACCTCCACCTCGGTGATCGTGTCCTCCACCTGCTCGCCCTCGGTGGTGATCAAGTAGCCCTCGCAAGGCGGATAGACGCGCACCGACAGCCCGCCGTTGGTGTACTCCTTCGGCCGCAGCAGGCTGATGTTGTCTACGCCGATCTGGTCGCCGTTCGTGTTCGTGATGAGCATTGCTCTGT